CCCTTATCAAGGGTTGTGGGTCCAGGGGTGCCGAAATAGCGGAGTTCGCCTATAGAAAAACCCTCAAAAGAATTAGTTCCACCACCACTCTTGGTTACGATAAGAGCGTAGTATGAATAAGCATTAGCATGGTTCACATTGAAATATACTGTATCTGTACCGGATGTAAACGTCAGTCCCGTGTAACTATAGAGATGATACCACGAATTACCGTCATTTGAACCCCACACCTGACCATCCTTTGGAGTTTGTTCACTTAGGTAACCCGTGTTGTTTCTTGGTTGGATGCTAAATTGTTTAAGATAAATTTGATAAGGCATTTTTAATATCACATGGACACCCGGAGGCGTACCGGAAGAAGAACTTAATGTTACAGAACCACCGTACGACCCGTCCGAAGTACTATACCCCCCTCCACTTCCGGTGGCGTGTTGATAATGTCTACCATTATCATTTGATTTATCGAATGCTTCCCATACAACATTTGTATTTTCATTGCTCGCATACGCCTTAAACACTCCATGCCCCGGTATATTGGTATCATAATCACTCATAGGACCCGGAGGATACTCTTGAATCCGCTCATCCCCCGCCAACTCGAGTTGCCCCGAGGGTTCAGTGACCCCGACGCCCAAGTGTCCCTTGTATATCGTTAACTGAGACTTGGACCCCAAGAAATAGTCCTTTTGGTAATCGTAGAGTTCCTTCACTTGGTCGGCGTTGAGGGCCTTGGAATAGAGGCGGAAGTTCGCGATGGAACCGAAAAAACGTGTAGTTTCTTGTACACGTGAACCTAATCGTATAACAGATCCAGATGGAAGGCTCAGGTTGTTTCCAAAATAAGTTCCACTCGTTGAAGTGTGATGTATTTCATTACCATTCAGATAAAGTTTTTTATTATCAGTCGTACCTCCTCCACCCGAATACGTCACGCATAAGTGATACCATATATCGTTAGTTATATTAGCTTCTGTGCCATCATATTGGATATCATTTGACCAGAACAGATAACGAAAACCTCCAGATGCATCACTAAACCTTACCGAAATGACCTTTTCAGGATCCTCCCATGGATCAGATGGTTGTGTTATACTAAATAGGGTATCACCCTCACCACTCTCTCGCCTAAACCATAGAGCGACACTATGAACCTGATCACCTGAAAAATTACTTGGTAAAGCAGATGATTGAAAATTCGATGTTCTCGTATCAGTACCTCCAAACGTCCAAGCCTTGTATGTAGAGTCGAATGTTATTTCATTATTAGTGTTTGTTATAGTCGCGTTAGTTGCTGTTCCAACTTTATCATTGACCGTCGATGTTACATCTGTGTAATCTTGCCCATCATAGTAAACCTCCAACTGGGTCCCCGTGGTCGCCGGCACGTTATACACGGTCTTTAGGGTGGTGTCTAGGGAGCCACTGCCCTCTTCGTAGCCGTAGTATTCGAGTTCTCCAATAGCAACGGCATGACGCGTAGATGAAAAACCTGACATGGCGGTAATCTGAACAACGATGATATCGTATTTACTCGTAGAAGTTATATGTAGTGTATGTTTTCTACCCTGAGTTGGGTCTAAATTGGAAAATGTATGTATTTGAGTGAATGTGGCACCACCGTCACTACTCCCCCAAATAATACCATCTTTTGGGGGTCTAGTTGTACTAGAATCTCTATTATAAATACAGACGTGAGAAATGCGTATTTTATTGGGTAAATTTAAGGTAATATACGAACCGTCTATAGTCTGAAACGTATCTTTTGAAGTACCATTGGCAGCTGAACCATCTGTTTGACTGTATGTGTTATTCCCGGATATCCATGGATTGTTAGGACCAAAATCTGCATCGTATACACGTATACCATCATAATCACCAGTTATGTTAATTCGACTACTGTAAATAGTTGTGTATCCACTCCATGATTGACTCCAACCCGTAAAAGGTGAAGTTGCAGCAACTGGAGACGTGGGGGTTACATCACTTGTTAAAACCTCCGGGTACTTCCGCAGAGGTCGATCGTGGGGTCCCGCGTACTCGGCGACGACATTCGAATCCGAACGAATCGTCGTGACGTGTAAATTCCCCGTGATTGTTGCTTCTTTCGAAGCGAGTAAGTGCTCGGAAACGGTGAGTGTATCCGTCACCGTAGCATTTGCACTCACGGTTAAATCAGTCGAAACAGTTGCGTTTCCAGTCACTACGAGGTCCCGACCGATCTGAGCATTCGCGGTCGTTATAAACCCCGTCGTTGCATTGGAGAATTGTAGAGTGTTCGAAGTAACGTTTCCCGTATCGGAAACACTCTGGAGACCGTGTGCGGTCTCTACATTTATTCCACCAATATTCATCGCTTGCGCGTAGACGTTTCCTGAAACCACCCGAAGGTGGGCGTCCCTGACGTTCAAGTACGTATTCAGATTATTGATAGACATCTAATATAACGTAAGAAATGATTTACGTGTTATTAGGTGTGGGGAAGGGGAACAACTGCTATGCAGTTGGGACTGTTGGCCAAACAGGGTTCGCTGGATCTTCGGTCGTCGAAGGAAGATCGCGAAGGGCTTGGCGATACTCGAGCCATTCAGTTTGTTTCGCGAGAGATGCGTGTGGCCAATCGGGGAGGGCGTACTTATCCGTTTTAGCGAGGAGATCGTCGCGTTCTTTGCGAAGATCTTTGAGGGGTTTAGCCGCTACGAGTTCTTCGTGTTTGGTTGTTAATTCTTCAAGGGTTGGTTTTGGTATGTCGGTTTCGTGCCACTCGAGATCTTCTATGTCCGATCCTCTCAACGTCCATTCACAACCGGAGTAAAATTCTAATAATACCTGCTCGATTATCATATACTATTACCCAGCAATTTCTTTTATAATAAATTTCGTACCACCCGTATGACCGTTATAATAAGTCCCCCCTCCCTGATACTCTTTAGTCGTCATGGGTATAAATTGATTTAAATTAGCAAACTGACTATTTTCAAAATGAAGAGAATGAGACCTGTTTATATATAAGGTACCATTGTTATACACTCTCACCTGAAATTTAAAACGTATCTTATAATCCGTAGGAATTTTGAACGGTAAATAGGACGTATTTCCGTATTCGTAAATTTCGTTGTAATACGACATGTAATATCCGGGTGTGAGATAAGCAACCCATGTATTCGCGGCGACCGAACCGACGGGTACATCTACCATGAAAAAAGCTAACAAATACATACCACCCCAATTGTTACCATCGTTACGATACAGTACGGAAAGTTCTACTTCAACTTCACTATTCTTTCGCATTTGAATCCATTCAGTCGTATAAACATCTTGTAGAGTCGTTGACGTTGTAGACATTGAACCATCATAAAAACTTTGTGTGATATTTATTACATTTTTCGGTGCGTAGAGAGGTGCGTTTATTTGAACTGGCGTGTCTATCTGGAGTGTTTTTGGAATAATCTTTCCATTGCGACCCATATCGTAGAGGGTTTTGACCTCTTGGGCTGTGAGCACGATACCACCCCAAAATTTGACAGTAGAAATGAAACCGTCAAAATGATCAGTTTGTGTAGCTACAGCACTTGAACCAGCACCCACGGTTATAATTTGGTTTTCTCTAGCAATGTTTAATGTATCCGTTCCATTCCAATTTGTTACCGATTGTTTTACACCGTCTATATGTATTTCAAACACGTCATTTGAGTGCGCCGTGTCGACAGTCCCATCACCAACAGCTCCTGTACCCTTTTTAATAGCTACGACATGCGTCCATTTATCTTGAAGAATCGTCGTGTTGGGTGCATATACATAACTACCACCACCCATACTCACGTAAACATTATTTGAGTAGACGAAGATATTTATTTTTTTTCCGGCGTCGTTTGAATTTCCGATTTGAAACATAACCTTTCCAACAGCATCTGCTGGACTGTCCTCCATCTTAAACCATAAAGAAATGGTGGCGAGAATATCACCCGAAACACCGCTTATGTTGTTTCTTGCGACGACTAAAGCTTTATTATGATCCGTGAAATTCAAAGCCTTCTCATTCGCATCATACGAAGCTGCTCCTACAAAAACTCCATCATTCCCCCTCCCACTCGTGTCCCGCACAGCCCCCTCGAACGTGGGGTTCGTCGAGGTGTTGTATTCCACGACGAGTCGGTCCCGACGGGGTGTATCGTCCGCGTCGAGGGGTGGACCTATGCGGGGAACGTCGAGGTTTTTCGTGAGGGTCAGTTGGCCGTCGTGGAGGACGGATTGACCCTGTTCACGGGTGCCGAAAATATCCCACCGAGCTATTCCCGCATATTGATAATTATTCATTTCTTCTATGACGAGACGGAAATACTTGAATGTCTGTGTAGATACGGTCGGGGGAGTGTACCTAACACTTTCGTATGCATGCGTCCTCGTCACATTCGTAAAATTGTGTAACGATGTCCACATACCCGATAAATCGTTACTTCCAAGGATGTGTCCAGCCCGTGGTTGACGACCTATACTATGTTGTGGAGCTTCAATATCCGAATACCTATAGTTAATTTTATACGGAAACTCTATTTGGAGCCAGTGTCCCATTTTAGTAGCACCTTCTACGTTTGTAGAATATATGGGATCCGTCGAACCAGCGAATTCACCATTTGACGTGCTATAACTGGGTACACTTCCTGCATCGGATTGTGTCCACCAGTTTGCAGAAGTACCGGTCGAGTTCTTGTTGAATGCCTTATACGATTCATAACCCGAAGTATAGACGTTACTTTCGCTTGTGCAAAATTCCCCGTGACCTTCTATGTATGTTTTGTATCCCGTCATAGCCCTCGGAGGAAACTCTTCCACGGTGTGCGGTTCATCCGCCACACTCAAGGATCCTTGGGGTGCATCCGTGCCGATCCCCAATTTTCCTTGTTGAAGCACCATCTGCGGTTTCGCACGCCCGAACTCCTCCTTTTGGGCATCCCAAATCTCGAGGGCTTGGTCCTCCTCCACAAACTTGTCGTAAACCCTAAAGTTGGCCACCTTGTCGATGTTTCCACCGCCGATCTGGATAGGGATGGAGTCGACGCCTGTACCGTACCAATTAAATTCACCTACATTCAAATATGCATAATTGACGGACTTTATCATCACGATTGCAAAATACTTGAAAGACGTCGAAGTAGTTATAGGGTAATCAGCACCACTCGCGTTATCTGGGATCGTAGAGGTGTCGTTTTTATTATAAAGTAACGTCCAATCGCTATCATCATTACTCCCGTACAATCTCCACTCATAAGGTGCGGATATAGACTGTCCTATTCTAGGAACAATATTCAACTTCGATAACAGAATTTTATGTGGCATTTTTATTTTGTGCCATTCACCATTCGGAATTTGTCCAGATACTCCGCCAACAGTTCCCCCTAAATTGGTACTACCGTTATATGTACCGGTAGTAGCTCCAGAGGCTCCGGAAGCACTTCCATTGTAATTTCCCGGACCAAACGTGGTAAAATTACTAGTATCTTCGTCATACCAGTTCGCCATCGTTTCGCCATCATAACTCCTCGAAAACTCATACCCTCTTATAGCATAAGTAAGACCATCGGCATCGGTTGTATTCGTTATCTTAATGTGCGGATACTTCAAGACATTCGTTGGATCGGGAAGGCGAACCAGGTCGTTCTCGCGGTGGCCGTAGTATTCGAGGTTGCCTATACCTACCCAATCTGCTGTCGTCTTAGGTATACCGGTAGGGACCAGAGCTACCCTTTTATAAGATTTATTAGAGTTTATACTTATAGTTACAGGTCCATTAGCATAATCGGCCGCGGTAATACCAGAAAATTGTTTCATTTCTTCCCAGGTTATTCCATCATTACTTCCGTAAAATCGACCAGATGCCGGTGATCTATCGGTATTTGCGTTTCTATGTGTAATTTTTACATAATTAACACGTAAACGGTGTGGCATTTCAAGTATAATGTACTCACCATTTACAGTTGCCGCACCACCAGAATCCGTTCCAAGATTTCGAGGGTCGGCGGCTGTGTATGAACTACCAGTATACACGGGATCTAAAGACACCCATCCAAGTGCGGAGCCAGTGGTGGTAGAGGAATTGAAGGCGTACCAACCAAGATAATCCGTTGTCGAATTCGAATGGGTACTACTCACACTTACCACATACCCACCCTGTGAGAACCCCGTCATCGCGAAGGGTGGGTAGTCCCCAAAAGTATCTTCGGCTTGGTCCTCGGCCACCTTACGTCCATCGAGGTAGGTTACTCGGGAGCCACCTTCACCTTGGTACGTGTACGTGAGATTGTGCCACGTGTTCGATTGGAGGTCCAAGTTCACAGAATCCAACTTTTCCTCCGAGGCGATGGAGAAAACGCACGTATTGGAGACGTTCGCTTCCAAATTAGAAGAATTGAACCACACGGAAACTGCATGGGGTTGGTCACCCTCGAGGAACGTATTTGCCTCTACGGCAAGGTTAGACGTGAGCGTTCCGTTAAGGGTCCAGTATTTACCGTCCGTGACGTACGTCGATTGGTTCCCCGAAGGATCGGGACCACCCGAAATCTGGTTCGTCCCTACTCCCGTCGCACCATCGACGAGGACTTGGACCCCTGTCGTTTGGGGGTTATTAAAGCGGGACTTAATGGTCGTATCGACCGAATGGTCACCCGCGGGTGGGTCTTCTTCGTAGCCATAGTATTTGAGTTCGGGAACGCAAAGGTAATAGTCACTACCCGCCGCGAATGTTTTCGTTACGATAAATGCATAGTATTTATAGTAATTGTTCGTCTGCACATCAAAAGATGCAGTCTGCGATGCACCTGTGAATCCAGAATTCGCGAACGTATGTACATGTTCCCAATTTGAATCGTCGTTACTTCCCCAAACTTGTCCAGCTTCTGGTCCCTGTGCCCAATGCGTCGCATGATTCCTCGAAGTGAAAACGTATTTGTCTAATTTTATTTTGTTCGGAAGTTCCAGTTTTAACCATTCACCGTATGGAGTCGAATCAGACGCTGATAATCTTGAGGCGGTTGTTCCGGTTGTGTTCGCGTTACCGTTTGTATCATAGTTTAAACCTGAGAGAAGCATCCCAACTTCGTAGTCTATCCCATTAAACGCTTTCCACGGGTGATTCGAGGTATTTACAAAACCACTTACTGTGACTTTATAACCCGCTTGGACATAGGTATTCGTAGACTCATTAGAGTCGAACTTTCCCTCCTCGAAGATAATCTCTGGATACTTCTTAAGCGTCGGGCCGATTCGCCCGTGCGGACCCGAAACGTCCGTGATCACGTTGGAATTGTGCTGGATACCTTTTGTCTGAATGCGACCCGTCGTCGTATCGACCATGGTATTCGACGTACCGACGAATGTGACCATGTTCGCGTTCCGGATCTGTAGATTATCGATCGTCTGTTCCAGCGACATATCTACTATGAAGGGAGGTTTTTTCTTACAAAGTGGGTTGCACTTTGGAGGAAAAGAACGAGTGATACATCACTCGGGAGGGACGGGCCAAACAGGATTGACTGGATCCTCTGTATTCGCGGGAAGGTCACGAAGGGCTTGCATGTAGGTTTTCCACTCTTCGGGGACGGGTACACCCGTCGTGAAAGCGCGTATAGCTACCCAATCACTCTCGGCGAGGCGCTGGTTACGTTCTTGACGGAGTTCTTTCCATGGCTCAGATGTCAAATGTTCGTTCCATTTTTCCGTTATTTCTTCGAGAGTTGGTTTTGGGAGAGTGTTTTCTTCATACCATCTTAAGGTCTCGTAATCGTTATTATCTATATAAAATCCCTGACCCGAATAGTACTTTGCTATTACGAAACCTATATCGACCATATTTAATTTTATAGGAGATATTTATTGACACACTTCTTGTGCTGATATGCTACTAATTCCGCGTCCATGGTACGATTCATTACCAGCAGCTCCTTCATTATAAGCTCTATTTACACATACATAATATGAAGCATGATACGTCCAACCCTCAACCGTATACGTAATTGGTTCTAGACCATTCGCATTATCTAATGTAAAAAATGATGCAGATCTAGTACTACCATCGTTATTACCAAATGCATCTGTGGTTGTGGCTCTACTTGTAGTCGCATGATCGAGTGGTCCCAAGTCTGACCGAAAATATGAAGTACTTGAACCCCGTGTTCTCTTTAGTCGAAAAAAATTTCTACCCCACCCTCCATACAGTATATGGTAACCGACATATATTTTACTATTTGCAAATTTAGGGTGTATAGTTATAGATAACCCACCAATATCTGTTACTGAAGTACCTGAAAAGAATGATGTATCTGTTTTTGTAGAACTTACAGTCTGTATGGATAATCCAGGTCCTCGAATAATTCCTCTCACATCCAAAGCCGCCCGAGGCTCCGACGTCCCAATCCCGAGCCGCCCAGCCTTGAGGGTCATGGACAAGTCCCCGTGCCCGAAATACTCTTTCTGATAGGCGTAGAGTTGGTAGATTTCGTCTTGGGACAAAGCTCGGTTGAAGAGGCGGAAATTAGCAATTTTGCCATCCCAAGAAGATTGCCCATATGGACCATTGGCGTCGTACCAATCACCTATAAGGATAGTATCACTCGCGCTCCAATTAAAAGCACTGTTTACACTACTAACCTGTACTCCAGTTATTTCTACACCGTTTAACCATATACGAATATTATCAGCTCCGTCACCGGGATACACTACCACTATATGATTCCACATATCCTCTAAAAAAGTTGTTCTTGGAAAGTTTTTTCCACCACTACCAGCATGCCAAAAACGAAACGTCTGGTTCGGCAAGGTCACGGGGCTCCAACAAGAAAGACCGGCGTGTAGATTATTACCATATCCAAAACTATATAGACCGTGTTCGGTAGTCATATCAGATTGTGGTTTATCGGACCAGAACCAAAGAGATACCGAGTGTACCTGATCCCCTGTAAATCCTATTGGCGCAGTTATAATATAATCACCCGTTCCATCTAAATCGAAAGCTCCATCCGATATCTGTGGGTTACCATAAGCTGTTCCGTTATTGGTCGTACCACCCAAACCCGTTATATCACCCGCCGCCGTCGAAACGGCCCCATCTGCTAAATCCTTCGCATCATAATACACCTCCAACCAATCCGTATTCGGGACGTTGGGAACCGACTTGACCACCACATCAGTCCCGTCAGCATCGGGGTCGTATTCGGGGACGCCATAGTATTCGAGTTCTCGTATGGATACACCCAGTGAACTTATAGCAGATTTTCTAGCTACAATCGCAAAGAACTTATAATAATCATTCGCATCGATATTAACTATCACACCAGAGGGTGAAGTCTGGGCAGGTGCTTTACCCGTAAATAATCCGAGACTTGTCCAGGTATCTCCAGATTGTTTTTTTGCATATAAAATGAAATCGTCTATGGTATTCGTAACGGGGCTATAACTTTGTGATACCAGTCGTAGATATTGTAATTTGATAGACTCTGGAAGTTCTAGTCCAAGCCATTCTCCTAATTCCGTTTCCGTTGCCAACCGTGTATTTCCGTTATATATACCACCCGTACCGTTATATTCGGTACCTGCGGAACCCCCCGAATACCACCCAACACCATCACCCGGCATGCCATCAAATGCTTCCCATTCCTGATAACTGGAATTACTCGCGTTGGAACGTGTAACTTTGTACCCACTTTCATACGCGTTATAGGAAGCACTCGTCAAATTCACCCTCGGATACTTGATGAGTTTCTTGGAGCGGGGAAACTCTGTGACCACGTTAGAGTTGAGTTTGATGGAGGCTGTATTAGCGGTATGGAGCATGTTAATATCCCCTTCGAGTCGGGTATTCCCCACCACATGTAAATTAGATGTAGGCCCACCAACACCCACACCGACACCGAGGCTTCCTGTAGTCGTATCGATGACCGTATTCGACGAAGCCCCGACGAAAGTCACCTTATCGACGCTCTTGAAATCGAGCGTGCCTTGGGGTGTTGCGATAGGCATATCTACTATTTGGTGAGAGTATTTTCTTGCAAAGTGGGTTGCACTTTGGAGGAAATAAGAACGAGTGATACATCACTCGGGAGGAACTGGCCAAATGGGGTTTTTTGGGTCTTCAGTCACTGAGGGGAGATCACGAAGGGTTTGACGATAGTCGAGCCATGCCTGCTTTAATTCGTCGGTTTTATGGGGATAATCACCGGCGCTGTATTTATCCGTCTGATCTAATATTCTGTTCCGTGTTTCACGAACTTGTTGCATAGGAAAGGCATCTATCAACTCCTGGTACCTTTTTTCAAAGGCTTCTTTCGGCGGTTTTTCGTAACCCTCCGGAAATGTCAACGATTCCCACGTCAGGTCATGTGAAATGGTTGGGGGTCGTGTATCGATTAACTCGAACAGGGCATTCATGAAAAGGGTGGATTTTTCGTTTCGGTCCATTATAATAATTATATATAATTTCTGGGCATGTAAAACCCAGTTACACCGCCGCCGTTTATGTTAAGGTAATCACCGCCACTGAAATAATTGATGACACGGAGAGATATTGTGTTATTTCCGGCGGAAACTTTATAAAAACCACAATAATTAAAATCGCGCCAACTACCAGCACCGGTCGTGTTGGGAGACTGATACTCATGAAATCTGTCATAACCACCTGTTGTGGAGCCGTTAAATGAATCATAATTAGCTGAATCTGTCGTATTTCTGTTTGCAACGGAGAGCCAGGCATAAAACGACTGATTTCCTCCAGCGTGGGCGTTATTAGACGAGTTATATCTAGCCCAATGCGCGTGACATTTTACGAATACCCATCCATCATACGGAACGTTCAGTGTGAAATCCCATAAATTAATTTCCGAGTTATATGCGTTAGTGTTATATCCCCACTGGTCCGGGTTCCAATGAAAATTGTATTTTTCGGTATGCGCGTGGTTAATTCTGCCGTTTTGGTTCGCTATGGATAAAGCTAACGTATCAGCTGTGTTGGTTCTTCTATAAATTCTAAATGGAACTTCTCCACTACCCTGATCATCGGTATCTATTTTCCAACCGTAATCGTTATTAACCGACGTCAATAGTAAATGGTTATTATCAAATGCTCCTATATGAAGTTTAGCGCCCGGGGACGATGTACCGACGCCGACGTCTCCCCCGCTTTTAATTGTTAATGCACTCGTTTGATGAGAACCCTGGTGGATATAGTTAATATGGAAACGATCATCGCTATCATCACCGCGTATCCTCCACCCGTACATATTAGAATCATCTGTACCGTTGTGAATAAGACGAATACCTTGTGCGTAGGCACTACCACCGTCACTCGCGAGGGTTAGATAGGTGTCACTTGTTTTAGTACTGGTATTACCAATCTGTAAGTCTGTACTCGCACTCGTTGTACCGATTCCGACCCTCGAATTCACCGTATCCACAAAAAGATTTGCTGTACCCACTTCAACATTCCCACTCACAGTCAGGTCACCCCCCACCTCCACATTCCCGGTAGTCACGATCCCCGTCGTCGCATTCGTAAACTGAATGGTATTAGACGTCACATTTCCGAGAGCCGTCGTATTTTCGAGTGTATGCGTAGTAGCAACCACTTCGACTGTTCCGAGTTGTAAAGTCCCACCTACGTTAAGGTTAGACGTGGTAGTCACACCCGTCGTGACATTCGTAAAATTTACCGTTCCGGGAACATCGGACGCTGGAGGTGCAAATTCTATAGCCCCGAGTTTCATCACGTCCGTCTGAACGTTCCCTGAAACTTTTAGATGCGCATTATTGATGTTGAGAACCGAGTTCTCGTGCGTCACGTAATACGACATATCTACTATTTGGTGAGAGTATTTTTAGCCACAATGATACGTACACCCGACGAAAGCCGCCTTGTACACGTGATTGGCTTCATCTGTGATGTTTCCGTCGGCGTCGAGGTATCTAATTTTGTAGGCTTTTTCCGTTTCTGCGGGATGATCTTCCCATTGAATTTGACCGTGTTCGTCGAGGATATTCTCTCCTTCTTCATTCTTCTTAATCACTTGGACGGGTTGGGTCACGGGCTCAAAGTCACAATCCATCGTGATTTTGGCGACCGTGTAATTGGCGAGAAACTCGGAGTCCTGCTTCTGACCGTAACCCGCAACGTTAGATGTCGTGATGTAATCTCCCGATTCAAGAGGACCGTTGATGTTCGTTACCCAAATGGCGCCTTCACCGACGGAGTTGATGTAGACGCGGGTATCACCCTTTTCCTTTTCTAAAATAGATATAAAGTTTCCGTATTCTTCTTTCCGCTCTTCTGGATCTTCCGATGTCGACACGACGCCAAAACACTTTTTATCTTTGGCGATGACAGATAAAGATACGACGGGAAGGGATTCGGTAATTGTAATAGCATTTGAACCCGCCTCGATACCTCCGCTCATTTTGATATACTTATTTTGATCCGCGGAAACGATGAGTCCTTCGAAGTTTTCAGTCTCGGTGAAAGGTGTGTCCTTAACAAACGTTCGGTGTTGACCCGTAAAGTTTAGTTGGCTATTTCCGGCCCCGCTATTAAGATATCCTTTTGCACCTCCATTATACGCGAACGCAAAATTCGTGTCATTGTGGGCGACCATTCCCAGATCCCATCGATTAGTTCCCTGTGGCTGAATGAAACGCAAGCCACTCCCGTTTGATGACTCATATCGCCCATCTGATTGCTTAATTGTGAAGCACGCCTCGGGGTCCGTCGTGTTGATACCAATTCTGACGGGTTGAGTTTGGCTACCCGTTGAGTTAATAACCATTGCAGTCCATGAACCGTATCCACCATTTCTTACATAAAACTCCATATCTGCCTGGTCATCCCAAGTATTGGCTCGTCGTATTGATCGAATACCGACCGACGCGCCGTGTCCACTTCGGGCCGAATAATGTAAGGCAAGATTTCCTAATACATTTGCCGAGGCGTTATTTTCAGTACCCGACAGGTGTTGTAAAGCTATAGTTGGTTCATTTGTAGTATCGTAAAGATGAAATTTAGTTTGTGGGGAGCTCGTGCCGACCCCAACGTTACCATCACCACGTACAGTCATTCTGATACTAGGAGTGTTTTCACCACCTTCGTTAACCCTAAAATGCATCTTATTTGAAGTTGCGAAACCCGATAATGCGTAATGTTCTGTTTGAATTTGATGTCGTCTATTTCTATATGATGGTCCAGAGCTGAAATCTATATTTGCGTTCTCATTACTTTCCCCTTCGATTAACAATTGAGGTTTCGAACCGCGTATATGTAGAGCATTTACCGGACCGTCTTCCCCGATTCCCACCTTACCATCATATTTAATCGTCATAGCACTTGACATAGTACTATTTGTCCAATCTGGGCGGGTGAAAAATGTAATACGACCCGCCGTGTTATTAGCTCCATTATCTATACCACCTTTAATTGCTCCAAAGTACCCCTGACTGGCACCAAACATAATTGCACCTCCATTACCCACACTGCTACCATCATCTTTTAAAATTAGGGTGCTACCTAGAGCACCAGCTTGGTCAAAGCTACTTGTGGAAGTTTGCCCAGTACCACTCACTGTCAAATTGGAAGAAACATTTACATTCCCAGTAACGGTTAGTTCTTTCGCCACCTCCACATTTCCACTCGCGACTAAAGACGTATCAGTATTTTGAAATTCAACAGTTAAAGGTGTCGTATTGCCAGTGGCAGTAACACTTTCGAGATCGTGGCGTGCAACCACGTTTACTGTACCCATGGTTAATACACCGCCAACGGAGATGCTGTTAGAGATGTAGGCGTTCCCGGTAATGTATAAATTGGAACTGGGATGGTCCGTTCCCGTGACTCCGATTCCTAGACTCGTCGTTGTCGTGTCGAACATGATATTCGAGGTTTCGCCGACGAACGTTGCCCTATTCGTCCCCTGAAACTTAAGATGACCGTTCGTGGACATATCTATTATGTGTCGAGAGTATTTTTAGCCACAATGATACGTACATCCAACAAATGCTGCAATGTGAACAGCGTTCGCCTCGTCCGTGATGTTACCATCAGCATCGAGGTACCTGATTTTGTATGCTTTTTCGGTTTCATCTGTTTCTTCCCATTGAAACTCGTTATGTTCATCTAAAACGTTGACCATATCCTCTCTCTGTTCATACACGAAGGACGCCTTTTCGGGGTCTTCTTTTAAAACTTCCATCTGATCAATTCTATAGTGAACACTTTCGATGATTTTACGTCTCGAATCGGGTAAAGTATTGTACTCTTCTTCATTTATTTTGACGTCGCCATACCGAATCCAATAGTCAACCACTTTGGGTTCTTTCTTAATCACTCGTTTCACTTGAGTAGGGGGGTTAAAATCGCAATCCATGAGTATCTTCGCGACTGTATAGTTGTGTAGAATATCGTCGTCTTGTTTCATACCATATCCGGCGACGTTCGACGTTGTGATGTAGTCACCAGATTCGAGAGTGCCGTTGGTATCGGTTACCCAGATGGCTCCTTCGCCTACAGAGTTCACGTATACACGCGTGTCACCTTCCTCTTTTTGCATCAACGATGCGAAATTGCCGTGTACCTCTTTCCGTGTTTCGGGATCTTCTGTGGTTGATAGGACACCAAAACACCTTTTGTCTTTTGCCTTGGTCGACAGGGATACCAACGGTAAGGATTCGTTTATGGTTATGGCGTCTTTACCGTAAGCTACACCTCCACTCATTTTTATAAATTCATTTTGATCCGCGACGACGATTAAACCTTCCTTTGTATCGAGTTGACTGGTTGGTGTATCCTTGACGAAGGTTCTGTGTTGCCCTGTGAAGTTCAAATTCGCGTTATTTTGATCAAGCATTGTACCACATAGCTTAATTGATCCACTGCGAACAACTGCGAAATATAGATCGTTATCGTTGGATGCCAGGCCTTGGTTTTGTGCACCTATCCACCACCCGTGACTTTGAGATGTGTTGCCACCGTACGTCGATTGTATGAAAAGGTTTTTTCTACCCGAACCAGTGGAATTTGTCATGTATCCGCCATCTTTACCGTCGACACCTATATGTAAAGATCCTCCCATGGATACTGTTTCAGAGGTTTGATCGGTTGTAAATTTAAAGGAATTACCAAGTCCGTACGAGTCGGTATCGGTGTGATAGTAACGAAGGTATCCATTTTGATTGGCGTTAGCACCCGATATGGTCGAGAATCGTATTCCAACCCCACCACTGCTTGTAGTTTTCTGTAAATAGAGAAGATCTGTACTACCCCTGTATATATGTAATACCTCTTCGGGAGACGATGTGCCGAGCCCGACCCGACCATTTTCAGGGATGAAGTTAAGCCCATCACCCTTAGCTATCCAACTGGCTTCACCAGAATAAAACGCGAGATAGTTGCCATCACCTGAGCCGGTTCCGTCGTATTCCATTATGCATATATCACCCGAATCTTCACCTAAAATTATCCCCGCTCGGTTATACGTTTCACTTTGTACTTTTAAGTACACCGGATTAGTCGACGAATTATCGTAGATGTGAAGTTTATGATCTGGGCTGGATGTGCCGACTCCCACTTTCCCGTCATTTTTTATACGCATCCATTCCGTGCTGTTATTCATAAATCTCATGTCCGTGTTTGCTCTGTTTACGAACATAACTCCATGGTCACCGTTAATTCTCGTCGAATTCCAGCACGCGATGTCAAATTTATCCGTCGTTCCAGCGGCTGTCGTTGAAAATCGTTGATATATGTACTCGTGGTTGGCATGAAAGTGAATTTTTTCTTCCGGAGATGCGGTGCCGACACCGAGACGACCAGCTTCACCTGCGATAGAATTGGCCGTGAGGCGCATAAGTTCTACACGAGGTACATCATTTGGATACGCCTGGGCATATGTAAAGTTTCTATTGTCCGTATCTATAGCCGAACCGGCACCAAATATGATTGAGTTGGAACCGACAGCACCAGATGTATCATTAGAATCCGCTACGATCAAAACATCAGCGTCGGAACTAAACACCGTCGTGGACCCACCGTGGATGAAACTTTCAACGTTATTCTGTCCCAATAGGATATTTCCGTGAACCTCTAATTTTTGTTGTGGGGACGTTGTACCTATCCCAATCCGCGAATTTGTCGTATCCACAAAGAGGTTAGCTGTACCCACCTCCACATTCCCACTCACAGTTAACTCCTTCCCCACCTCCACATTCCCTGTAGTCACGATCCCCGTCGTCGCATTAGAAAACTCAACAGTTAAAGGCGTGGTATTACCTTCCGCAGTCACGGCTTCGAGGGAATGGTGCGCCGATACGTTCACCGTTCCCATGATGAGTGTTCCACCGAGTTCGAGGTTCGTGCTGACGTACGAATTGCCTAAAACGTGGAGATTCGCGTCTGGGGAATCGATACCCACACCGATCTTTCCTGTGACCGTATCGACCACGGCGTTCGAGGTATTGCCGACCCCCTTAAACGTAATCTTGTCTACGTCCGTGAAGACGAGTTGTCCGTTGGTAGACATATCTATTATGTGTCGAGAGTATTTTCTTGCAAAGTGGGTTGCACTTTGGAGGAAATTTTTTAAGTTGATAAAAAGAATCCAGACCAACCGTTAAGATTGCCGTTCATGGAATGGTTTTTTACATTAACTTGCATATAATCACCCACATTCATATACCAAATCAGGGACCCCGCTATATTTTGATAATGCGCATTAGTACCGGTGGTTGCGTACAGACCAAAAAGACCATCATATCCTAATTCTTCGCCGTTGAGAAACCATTCCAAACGATGCGTTCGACCAGTTCCAGTATTACCGAGGTGGTGTAAAGTCATGTGGTAATACCCAGATATAGGTGCAATGAACTTATCCCCTTGTATTCCTCCACCTTTGTTTACGTGTATCTGGTTGTAGTTCAAAAAACCAGAGGTTGACGACGATGAAGCAAACCAGAATACGGGACATCCACCATACATATCTCCCCGTACATCCAAAGCCGCCCGAGGCTCCGACGTCCCGATACCAAGTCGACCCGCCTTGAGGGTCATATTGTTCGTACTATGTCCGAAATACTCCTTCTGATAGTCGTAGAGTTGGTAGATTTCATCGGTGGTTAGAGCTCGATTGAAGAGGCGTAAATTGGCAATTTTACCGTTAAAATAGTTAGATCCCCCATGGTTACGACCAATCCATAAGGCGGTTTGTGCGGGTAAGGTTAGGGTTCCACTGTTTACACCACCACTTTTATACACTTCTACACCGTCAACAAATACTCTATACGCAGTCGAGTCAGAACCAGCCGCACCACCATTGAATGTATACACGACATGATGCCATTTATTCTTCGTAAGTGGAGAGACAAAACCAAATTTTACATTACTACCATTTATCCCCATCGTTACTTGTACGCTTGTGTTAAATGTAAAGGATTGTCGAGTTGTAGCGCTCTCTACATCACCTATCCAAGTTAATTCAAAATTTCCTCCTAGATCTAAAGGGTTGATCCATGCAGCCACAGAGTGTACCCACGCACCAGATGGATTCGTCAAATCGTCAATTTTTATGTAACTATCCGTTCCGTTAAACACAAAGGCATTGTCTGACACTGTAATATTATTCGTCGAACTACTGTTTAAAGCTGTTCCCAAACTTGAAGGTTTAAGATCGCTGACGGAAGTGACAGCCCCGTTTTCCAAGTCCTTCGCATCATAGTAGACCTCCAACCAATCCGTGTTGGGTACGTTGGCCTTAGACTTTATAGTCACGTCAGTTCCATACGCCCCGGGGTCGTATTCGGGGAGGCCTAAAAATTCTATTTCACCCGAAGATGCGTATCCAGCTCCCGCAGATGTTGAATAATTATTATTACCATTGATAGCTGTCCATACAACTCTAAAGTAATCGTAATATTCTGATGGATTTTCTATATCAAAGTCTCGAAGTACGAGATCTTCCCAACCGTGTATTACGTCGGACCAACTTTTTAAAACTGTCCAATTACCAGTTGCTCCTACGCGACCAAGAATATATCCACTACGTGGTGAACGATGTTTTCCCAAGTTAGGGTAAGTGGTGCTTGTGAGAGGTGAAATTCGACACGTGTGTAATTGTATTTTATTGGGTATTTTTAATTCAACCCATTCCCCGTATATAGTGGTGCCACCCACTAACGAAATAGCATACGGAGCCGTCGTAGTTCCATCCCAATCACCCGTCGTCTGACTAAATCGTCGGGGGTAGCTTTGCCATGCACTATCATTGAGTATTCCATTAAAATTATTCCAAGGACCGTATGTTTCATTATTCGCCTGATTTTCCCACGAGGATGCATTCGTTACGTATCCACTCGTCCCCGATTCGTCGTTTTGGGACATCGCAACCCTCGGATACTTAATAAGCTTCTTCGACCGACTGAACTCGGTCGTCACGTTAGAGTTAAGCTTAATCGAAGCGACGTTCGCGTCGTGGTTGCACTCAAAATGTAAATTAGACGTATGGCTCGTGTTTCCAGCCCCGATTTCTATGCTCATACTCTGCGTGTCGACGACGATATTCGAGGTCGCCCCGCGGTAGATGGCTTGGTTCATCCCCTGATAATCGAGTATACCGTTCTCGGCCATTTCTATTATGAAGGGAGGTTTTTTTAAATGAAAAAAAATGGGGTGCAGTCACTTTGGAGGAAATTTATTTAGTAACTTGAAGACTATACGTAGCAAAACCTAGTAGAGTTCCACTTGTCCAACAATTGTTGTATCTGACTGCGACTGGGGTTTGTCCACTTCCACCCTGTGCCGGTATTATCCAACCATTACCTATATTTGCACCACCATTAGAACGATTTGGATCAAATAACGAGTTATTATATCCAAAACTACACATGGCAGAGTGACCATTATTATTAGCCAGTTCATATGGTAAAGAAATGTGAATACCACTTCCGTCACCGTTATCTAAATTTGTTACGCTTATTCTAAAGACAAGGTGAACTATGTTTCCTATGCGAGTGTAGTACCCAAATTGTTCGGTGTAAGTTGGAGTTGCAACGGCACCTAAAACAGGTGTCCATGAACCTTCCTCGTAAAACGATAAAGTATTTGTACTAACACGAACGGTGTCGTTTCTTCTTGCTGATCCGCCCCAAAGTTCTTGATTCAATCGTACACCACCGGAATTTATATCCAAAGCCGCCTTCGGCTCCGACGTCCCAATCCCGAGCCGCCCAGCTTTAAGGGTCATAGAGAGGTCCCCGTGACCGAACTCCTCTTTCTGGTAGGCGTAGAGTTGGTAGATCTCATCGGAGGTCAAAACTCGGTTGGAAAAGCGGAAGTTGGCGATGAAACCACTGAACATATACGTAGTAGTTGTTCCACTAAATCCACCTACATTTAAAGTGCTATTAGTTATATTCAAATCGGCCGAATTTCCAGTATGAAATGTGGATAATCGTTGACCATCTACATATATTTCTCGCCCAGCCGACCCCTGTTGACCGTTATAGGTACACGTTAAGTGATACCATCTATTGTTTTGAAACGTGGTGTGTGCTTCACAGTTGTTGGTTCTGAAATTATAGTTAATTCGGTCATTTTCGATATAAATTTCAATTCTTTTATTATCGGTATTATCACCAACCCACATTAAAGTATCACCACCCGTCGGTGTTAAGTTAGTTCCCTTAAACCACATCGATATAGTGTGAACGTAATTTCCGCTGATGGGTGTACTCGAAGATAGATATTGACTAGAATTTGCGTTAAAAGTAAACGCTTTTTGTGTCGCATCAAAACCAACACCATTAATGGGTGTGGCATCGTATGTACTCACACCCGTTTTATTATCGACAGTTGTCGGCATTGATGTATAGTCTTGTCCGTCATAATACACATCTAACCAATCCGTATTAGGCACGTTGGCCATGGACTTTAAGGTCACGTCGGTGCCGTGAGCCTCGGGGTCGTGTTCGGGGACGCCGAAGAGTTCTATTTCTCCTATACCTATGTAAGTGTCTCTATTTACAGAACCTCTCGTGAATACAAATCCAAAATAAAGATACTCATTTGTCGGTGTATCAAGATAAAACTCTTTCCTTTTACCGGTTGCAGTCCCATTTCCACCCGTTCCATCACCGAATATCTGAGCAATTCGACTATCTATCCAATTCCAGTTTGTTCCATCCGAAGATCCATATACCGTCCAGTCTCGTGGAAACTCTCTTTCCTGGTTTGGTCCATACATGATATAATGATCCAATGCGACTTTATGTGGTAACTGAATCTTCAGCCACTCTCCCTGTACGGCTCCCGTGAAAAGAACGGGTGTCGCCGTACCACCATGACTTGGATTAAACGCGTAATCTGAACCACTATAAGCTTCTGGAGCCGAGTGATCAAATGAGTACCACGCGAGTTGTCCGGATGGATGATTTCCTACATTATCAAACGCTTTCCACGGTTCATAGTTAGCACCCGAACCATACCAACTACTACCCGTAACTGTGTGATTACTCGTGGTTTGTCCAGTCATCGCCACCCTCGGGTACTTGATGAGTTTTCTAGACCGAGGAAACTCTGTAACGACATTTGAATTGAGTTTGATGGCAGCCGTATTAGCGGTATGGAGCATGTTCACGTTTGAGACCACGTTCAGGTCCGAAACGTTCCCCGTGGTCGTAAATGCCGTTGTAGGATTATCAAACTGTACGGTTTGTGTAGTAACATTACCAATTGCCGTGACGGCTTGTAAATTATGGCGGGCCGCCACGTTGACGACACCCATGGTCATCACACCCCCGATCGCGAGATTCGATGAAACGTAGGCGTTTCCAGTTATATATAAATTCGAGCTGGGGTTATTCGAACCGGTAACCCCGATTCCTAGACTGGTCGTTCGCGTATCGAATACGATATTCGACGTGTCGCCACGGTACAAAACCCGTTTCGTGCCCTGATACTCGAGTATACCGTCCGTGGACATATCTATTATGTGTCGAGAGTATTTTCTTGCAAAGTGAGACTCAATCCACTTTGGAGGAAAAGAGAACGAGCGATACATCACTCGGAATTAAGAAGCATTCTCTAAAACGTCAAGTCTCGTTTTTAGGGTTTGATTTTCTTCGGATAATTCTTGAACAGCTTTTACTAGGTAGGTAACAATTTTACTCAAATCCACATTTTGATAAACAGGTTCTTCACTGAGTTTGACCCATTTCGTTCCTTCTTCGAGAGAATCCGGTTCAGAAACGTCTTCTTTCACAATAACACTTTCATCGTCTATTTTTACGACGTTGCCTCTACCACGCATTTCATCTTTTACCCCTGTAACAGCCATTGGGATATGTTCCTGCAGTTCATGAGCGATGAATCCATCGTATATGTCGTCTGGGTAACCTATAAAATTGAATCTCTTCGGTTGAAGGTTATTAATAGTATCGAGTCCGCTTATCGGCATTGGAACGATATTTTCCTTGACACGATAATCACTTTGCCCTCCATAAGATATAGTCGAACCATTACCCGAAATAGTTCCTATTGCAGCACCGTTCGGGTGGGCTGGAGGAACACCCCTTCTAAACTGAATATAAGACGTCGTGTGACTACCGGTTGCATGATTATTTATAATAAAGTGTTCGTATCCACTACTCGTACTTGGATTTCTTATAAAAACAGCACCCCCGTGAATCTTGGTTTCGAACGTTGTATTACCGGCCTGTTCTATGTGTATGGCATCATCTGAATGAACATCTAGTATGTGATCTGGATTTGTCTTGTTTATACCAACCCGTCCATTCACACGAACCGTAAATCTTTCAGTTAAAGTTGTCCCCGCAGCACCGTCACCTGTTAATACACCGAATACACCCGAAATGGCGTCATCAGTACCAAGATACATAGCGCTACCGCAAGTTAAACCACCTGTATTGCTACGTATTTGAATTTTATTATCAGTTTCGAGTTTGTTTTTTATGTTCACTCCAATAACTTTAGCTGCATACCCTACACCACCAACCGTTGAATTATTATAACTATTCAACACGTATAAGTCAGACTCAGTGTATTGCCCACCCCGTATACTAAGAGCTGGTACTATATCATTCTCAGGACCGCCATCAATATCCAAAGCGGCTATTGGAGACGAGGCGCCGATTCCCACTTTTCCGTCGGAATCTATAGTCAATTTATTAACATTTCCCTGACGTATATGAACTGGCTGGCCAGATGCGGAATTTAACATTGTTGCTCCATTTGCTTCTTGTAAAAGTGCGTATCCTCCGGTATCGTTTGAATCAATATGAGATATAGACATGGCGTCCCCGTGTCCACAGTATCCCACTGCCGCTCTTCCAAAATATGATGTTGTATTCGTATCATAACCACCTTGCACATTACTACTCACAATCAAATTGGAAGAAACGTACGCATTCCCCACCACATGTAATGTCGCATCGGGGGCACTTACACCTATTCCCACTTTCCCTGCACTTGTAATACGCATCTTCTCAGCACCTGAGTTCCCGTCGTTCACCGTAAACCGAATATGACCAGACGCGGGTGTGTTGATATACGTCGGACCAGCCGCCGTTTGTTTAATCGCGTACCGCGCAGGATCGTTATGACTGACGTGGGCAAAAGATGCCTGACCAGATGTACCCATATGTCCCACAGCTGCTTTTCCGAAATACGAGGTCGTATTCGTATCGTAGCCAGCACTTACATTCCCTGTAACCACGATATTACTCGAGGCAACGAGAGATGTGATCGCATTCGAAAATTGTACCGTATTCGAGGTCACGTTCCCCACATTCGTCACCGCTTGAAGTGAATGCTGCGCCGCTGCAGTTATGTTATTAATTTTTAGTGTACCACCTACGGAGAGGTTATTTTGAGTAATCACATTACCAAGCACGTTCACAGTGAGTTCTTTCGTGAGATCATTCGTGACTGTGACAGTATCGAGTGGATCATCCGTGTACCCGAATGTGAGTTGATCCGCGAACCCATCCCCCGCTCCATGGTGAATGATCGCGACATTTCCAGTGGTATTTTGCATGATGATACCCTTATCCGTCGTCGGGATGGTATTGTTATTTGCAATACCCACAATTGCATCGTTTATGAGTTTCGATTCTGAGTGTACGATAAACTTATCACCGCGCATAAAGATATTTCCAGTCACGTCGAGGTTAGACGTTATCACGGTAGTATCCCCGGTCGTCGTGATGAACGAATCTTTTAAGAACTTGTCCGCTGCGACGTATGGAACTGTACCCGCAGTTAAACCGTCTATTTTAAGATCTCCACCGACCTCTATATTCGCCGTCGTCACGAGACCTGTCGTCGCATTCGAAAATTGTACGACATTTGTAGTCGTGTTTCCGTTATCCGTAACACCTTGGAGATCAGTCACGATACCCGAAAGTTTACTTCCGTCACCCTCGAAATAGCTCGCCACAACGTTTCCATTCACCGTTAAAACGTTCGATCCCGTATCCCTGACGTATAAGTTTCCGCCGACTTGTAACGTATTACTCGTGAGTGTATGGGCATTCGCTATTCCAACATTACTCGCTATGTATACGTCTCCATTCGTACCGTCGGACCACTGACTGAGTGTACCCGTGATGGCGCTCGGAGGAATACCAGTTAAATGTGAACCACTTCCTATAAATTTAAGTGCGTGAACATTTCCCGTCGCGACAATGCCCGTTGTCGCATTCGTAATTTCGATGGTATTTGACGAGACGTTCCCTTTTCGAGTGACGTTTTCGAGGTTAAGAACCGTGGCATCCGTCTCAAGTTCGCTCGTGACGTAAATATTACCACCAGTCATGAGCAAATTTTCCGCCTCTACATTCGACGTTCTGAGCGTCGCGTTCGTGATGTCGAGAAACCCAGTTGGTGAGTAAATCGGCATTTCGTCTACTATGTGTTGAGGTTATTTTCAAGGGCGGTAATTCGTGCTTCTAAAGCCGAATATTTAATTCGTTCATTCTGAAGTTCACCTGCAACGACGAAACATAATAATTCTTCATATCGAATAGAGTATGGACCTGGTGTGGCGACCGCCCCGGGTGTATCCTTATCCGCGAATACACCAGTTTTTACCTTTACTTCTTTAAGACCTCCATCTTCGGAATCATCCTTTTCATACACAGTTTCATATAATTCATTTTCACCGTCGACTAACCATATATCGTCATAACAGAATAAACCGTATCTATGTGCATCTAAACCCTCACTCTGGAAAACTTCTATTAAATCCTGGGCGATGACACCGTTATGTAAACGTGCTTCGTCACCTTTTTTAGAAACGGCATCTTTCATTCTAAAGGTTCGGAAAAGATCGACAATTTTGGAAGCTACTTTTCGTTCACTTTCGGTGATTTCATTAATATCCTGTTTTTCATTTCGATCAGATGTTGATATGGTACTACTCGTTGACCAAATTTGACCCCACTTATATAACGAAGTACCGAGCTGGGTATGGGCAGACGTGTAATTTCCACCATTTTGATCGGCGGGAATAATTGCACCACCTGTCATATGTAATCCAGCACCAGATCCGCCATAATTTCTATATAAATTACCGTTATTTTCCAGCGCAACATAACCATTCTGGTAAGAGTTTCCACCGGCTTTTATATGACCGTGAACTTCAAGTTTCACGCCGGCGTCATCCGTCCCGATTCCCACATTTCCACCATTTGGTTGAAGTAAGAGATCATAATAAGTATTTGATCTTTTATTCAAATTCTGAAGATACGAAGCACCGGCCCAAGTCGTACCCACCGCGAGACCCCAATAAGGCGCGTAGTTCGAATGTTTGTTCGCGAGCCACAAGTGTGTAGTATTTGGGAAAGCTGTATTCTCTCCCAAATTTGCTGCGGGTATGCTGTTATCAGAACTCGTAACCGAATTATAAACGGTAAGACGAGCTGTTGGGGTGTCACCGTCCCCAATTCCTACGTTACCAGCGTTAGTAATACGCATGCGTTCCGAATAAAGTCCCGACGTTCCTTGTGTACCCCCACACCCGAAACGAATGGAATTGTTATCACTTAACCACATACCATCGTTGTAATTGAACTGTATTTGTTTAGCTGTATTATATCCTATAATTCTGTAATAGTCTCCAGCACTCCACGATCCAGACATTTTGAAATCCAAGATGTTTCCAGAACCAGTTGCATATAAATGTAACTTTGCATCGGGACCTTTTGTACCTACACCGACCTTATCTTTAGTTATGAACACGTTTGGGTCCGTTCCACCTTCGGGAACGGCATCACCATCCGAAGCACCTTTAAAAGCTAAACCGTATTGATTATCTCCCCACATACTCCATATAGATCCACCACGTAGGTTACCGTTAGTAGCACTAGTACCTCCCCCATTCAAAATTATAGGCTGACTACTGTAATTATCGGCAGCGTTTGATCCACCACCAGCGTTTGATATTAAAATTCCACCCCTAACACCAGCACTTACATTTAAATTACCACCAGTTCCACCACTGGGATTAAAGATTGCTATACCATCACGCCCAGATGACGAATTTATGTGAAGTTTTGCCTCGGGGGAAGATTCACCGATTCCCACGCGCCCTGAAGACCTGTAAATATTCCCACCAGATACTGTCCACTGACCCGTAAGCGCGGATCCATCACCTTCGAAAGCGGTCGCTTTAACCGTACCCACCACATCGAGAGCGGACGTGGGTGCCGTAGACTTACCTATGGCGACGTTATGTAATGAAAAGATATCATCCCCAATCTCCTTGAAAGCTTCAGATGCGGTTATCGCTTCATAACCGGTGGCATCTTCGGTAAATACATCACTAATATCTTTTGTTGGATCGAGTGTTTTTGCGTAGCCTAACCAGTGTTCGAGTTTCATGTCGTTAATGGGTTTATTGGCGTATGCAAGCGCGGCATTAAGCGTAGCGGTTTCGTTGGCATGACCCGCAGCGACACCTATGTTTACTAAACCGCGTGGAAGAATATTCTTTTTACGTCTACGAAACTTCATCTTTCCTCCACTAAACGTGATATTAGTTTCATCACCGAGCCAGAGTGAATTATCACTCAAAAATAAGTGACGAATCTTTTTTTCCGCCGTACCTATATCGTATTGTTCATGTACCGTGGGAATCATGTGACCACCTAGCGAAAAGGTTCCACCATTCATTACGATATTAGACGTTGTTTGAAGAATTTCGACGTTTGCCGTTCCATGAACATCTAATGTATATGCGGGCGCATCTGTTCCTATACCCACGTTCGATGTAGTCGTATCTACGAATAGGTTAGCAGTGCCCACCTCTATATTCGATGCCGCGTTAAACGCTTTTGTGACGTTATTAAAGTTAACTGTACTCGCAGTATTTGCACTTGTCACGATATTTATTTGATCGAGAACGAAAGTCGATGCTTGAACGTTTCCGCTGTTCACCCTGAGATGAGCATTATTGATGTCGAGAAACGTATCGTTACCGTTCATATCTACTATTGGGGGAGGTTATTTTCTTGCAAAGTGGGATGCACTTTGGAGGAAATGTTTAATCATATGTACCCAAGAAATAACCACCGAACGTCACTTGACTACAGCTAACTGAAGTACCATCATTCCGGGGGAAAAATCCTTCGTCTACATCCAACTTAACTATACTACTACTCATCATAGATCTACGACCACCACCATCAGCCGGAGATGCCCACATTTCGTAAGAAGTATATTTCACCTCTGAATACGGCGACGAGTGACTCCCGTTTCTCTTGATGTACCATTCAATTTCGTACGTGCTAGTGGTGTTATCTGGTATCCTGGATTTACATGAAAAGTGATATACCCCTTTAACGGGTGCAAAATATATACCCCTGTTACCATCACCAGACTGTTCTCTCAATCCTCTATAAATACCATTTGGGTTGGGATGGTAATCGAAATGTTGAGTGAACGTCGTGACGTTCAACATAAGGGGCTTATTATAGGTGAAAGTTCCACCCGAACCAGATGCCATGAAAGCGAACGCTTTCGGTAATAAAAAACCACCCGGCTCAATTTTACATACAGCAGCCGTCGCCCCGGGCGTGAAAAATTCTATTTGTGACGAGGGTGTCCCGTATGCTGCACCGTCGTTGCCACCTATTACTATTTTACCAGGGTTTGTATTACCAGCCTGTAATATCATGTTTGTGTACGTACCATCTAGATCAGAATCATTCGCTTTTATAAATAATTGTCCCGCGGTTGATATAGTTCGGTTGGTATTATCATCGGTGGTATTATCCGCTGAAGCTCCTAATCGTATGTTTCCGTTTACGTGCAATTTTTCACCTGGACTTGATATACCAATTCCGATCCTCGAATTCACCGTATCCACAAAGAGATTCGCAGTACCCACCTCCACATTCCCACTCACAGTCAATTCACCACCCACTTCCACATTCGCAGTCGTCACGAGACCTGTCGTTGTATTAGTAAACCGAACCGTGTTAGATGTCGCATTACCTTCGTTTGCGACGTGTTCGAGATTCAAACCAGTAAGGAATGTTCCGTCACCGTGGTACGCGAGCGCATGTACATTACCCGTAGCCACGAGCCCCGTCGTCGCGTCCGTTAACTGCATGATATTAGACGACGTATTCGACGCATTTAAAATATCACTGAGTCCGTACGATGCGACAATAGAAACTTCACCGAGTGTGAGTGAGTCCATAGCAGTATTACCCGTCACCACGAGTACATTCGATGCATCATCATCCACATAGAGATTCGAACCGACACTTAAATCGTGACCCGGATCCGTATTGGCGATACCCACGTTCCCATCGTAATAAATTTCGTTGGTATTCACCGTCGTCCACTGACTGGTTCCACCTCCGCCTCCACCTCCACCACCCGAAGGTGTGACCCACGCGGGCAATCCACCTTGAACCGTGAGAACCTGACCCTGGCTTCCAATTCCAAGTTTCGCGAGTGAATTTGCTCCATCCGCGTATATAATATCACCAGCAGTTGCATTATCACGAATCTCTGTATAAAGTGTATTAATTCTCGAGGCGTTCGCGGCTAAATCGGTCGCGAGTGCGAGTGTCTGACCACCGACAGAAAGGCTCGTAGCGGTTAAAGCACCGACATTCGCCGTTCCGTGGACATCCAAATCAAATGCCGGGGTAGACGTGTTAATACCCACGTCACCACTGGAATAATAAATATCACTACCGTTTTGTTGCCAAACGGTAGACCCTCCACCTCCACCACCCGATTCAGCGGCCCATCCTAACGTTTTATTCGCCGCACTCGTAACCTTAAGAACATAGCCATCAGTTCCACCTATGGCGAGTTTGTTGAGTACGTTATCGGCGCTGGCATATATAATATCACCCTTCGTAAACCCCGACGTGATCGTCGAAGAATTAGAAATGATCGTGGCCGTTTCAAGATTTTGTATACGAGTGACGTTATCTGTAAGATCGGCCGAGAGAGCCACACCCGTTAAGGTCGTACCGTCACCATAGTAACTACCTTGCGCACCAACAGTTATGTTATTTTGGGTAATGACGTGGCCAATCACGTTGAGTGTGATATTATTCGCATCATGAATGACATTATCTTCCACGAACGTATTTTGTGTGTATCCAACAGTTAATTGTCCACTGTGTGGTGATCCCGAGACCGTTCCGTGATGAATAATCGCCACGTTCTTTTGAGGGTACTGCAACATGAGACCCGTATCGAGGGTAGTCGACGTGTTATTATTCGCGAGACCTATGATTCGATCGTTGATGACCGTATTCTCAGATGTTATCGAGTATGAGTTTCCGGATACGAATATATTACCCGTAACTTGAAGATTTGAGGCGATGATCGTCGTATCCGCGGTGCGCGTAATATGTGAATCGCGTAACCGCTTATTCGTATCCACGTAGGGAATGGTCTCTGCCGTCATTTCCCCGATATTCACGTTACTTCCATCACCCACGAAATGATCGGCAGTTACGTTACCACTCGCCACAACGTTACCACTCGCTGTTAGGGAAGTTGCTGCATTAGTAAACTGTGTGGTATTTGACGTGGTATTACCCGCGTCTGTGGCGTTTTGAAGAGAAATGGATGTCACCACACCCGTAAGTTGACTACCATCGCCTATGAATTTAGAGGCTTCCACATTCCCAGAGGCGACCACTCGTCCCGAAACGATAAGTTCCGCGGTTGGCGAGATACTTATTTGCCCTCCCATACCCGGGTGAGCTGTGCAGTAATAATACAGGGTCGTAGGAGCACCCGCGGGAACCACGAACGTTCGTTGTTCGTCACTTGCATATGTACCCGTACTTGTTATACCTGTGGTGTGATATGGACTTGAATTAGTCGTTCCATCATTTGAGTTTGAGGTATCAAATACAAAGGGGTGACCCGAAAGAGTCCCACTCGACAGATCAAATATATACGTCTGATGTTCATGTAGTTCAATAGTAGGCTGTAGTTCATTGTCTATATAGTATTTATTAGCACCAGTGGCATTCGATACTGTAACAACAAACGTCTTCGTCGTACCCATCGTCGCGACATTGCTTATGAGAGCGCGTGTGGACGATACCAGATCAGACGCAGTTACCGTATCGGTGGCTTCAACATTCGTCGATACGATGGTTGAATCGGAATAGAGATTTCCGTGTATTTGTGTTTGACCGGTGAGAATGTGTTGATCGGGGTTGGGTATGACATATATCCTTCGCCATAATGTCTGACTCGGGGAAGCACCACCAGTACCAACGTATGGCTTAGTATAAAAAGAAAATACGCCAGGTCCTGGATGAGTTCCGGCACCCCTTCCTTGAAAAGTTGATGCACCCCGCGGAACCGTCCACCGAAATTCTGCCCCTGAAGTACCCTGTGTACCGACGATTTTAACACCTTGCTCATAAGGAATTGAGTTATTTCCATATCCATCGTCACCCGTTATTCCAAAATAACCTATGTGAGGACCTGACGCCTGAGGTTGGATAGATGTATGTGATATATCAAATATATACGTAAGTCCTTCCACAAAAGTAAAATTAAAATATTCACCCGACGAGAACTGAATATGACCGGGATATGACGATACTAACCAGTTACTCCCGTAATACTGAATAGCTATAGGATTTTGAGCAGTATGTGCTGATGGACTACTGAAACTAGAATTATTGTCATAAACTACGGATATAGATTGAGTCGTCATTTCACCAGCATTCAGGTTATCCACGAACACCTCTCCTTCGACTGTCGAATCGCCCTTCGAATCGAACGCACCCGTTCTTTTACCTATCAGTGTATTAGTTGTTATCAAAGGAGTTGTCGTAGTATGACCCACGGCGGCGACTTGTTGTAAGTTTATACCGGTTATACCCGTTCCATCACCAACAAACGCAGAAGCTGTCACGACATTTCCCACTGTTAGATTATTTTGTGTATAAAGATTTCCAAGTACATTAACATTAATTTCATTTGTGGTATCGTTCGTTATATCCGTTGCCTCGAGATCATTTTGTGTATATCCAATCGTAAAATCATTTGTTCCTCCGTGGTGTATGAGAGCTACATTTGCCGTGGGGCGCTGCATGAGAATACCCACATCTGTAGTAGACGTTGTGTTATTATTTGCTATACCTATGATGGCATCGTTTATTAATTTTGTTTCCGATTCAACGATAAATGTATTGCCACGCATGAATATATTCCCCGTGACATCCAAATTAGAACTGATCACTGTACCACTCGCGGTGGCGGAAATATGTTGGGTAGCTGTTTCGAGTGCGGTTATGAGACCTCCCTGCACCGTATTTGCAGATTCCAGCGAACTAATAAGAGAAGCTTGTACGGTATTCGCTGTTTCTAATGTTTCTATACGAGTTACATTATCCGCCAGATCCGTTTCGAGCGCGGTTATAAGACCTCCCTGTACTGTATTTGCAGATTCCAGTGAACTAATAAGAGAAGCCTGCACTGTATTTGCAGCTTGTAATTCCGTTATAGAAGTATTTGAGGGCACAGTCGTTTCAAGTGTGTAAATTCGCGACGCATTATCCGCCAGATCCGTTTCAACTGCGGTTATGAGACCTGCCTGTACTGTATTCGCCGCTTCTAAACCCGCTATTCTTCCGGTATTCGAGGTCAAATCTGTTCGAAGGTTATCGATAAGAGATTCTTGAACGATATTAGCGGATTCGAGTAATGATATACGCACAGTATTAGATGTCCTATCCGCTTCGAGGGATGAAATTCGCGAGGTATTACTCGTCACATCCGTTCGAAGATTATTAATGAGAGACTCTTGAACTGTATTTGCAGCCTCTAAATTAGTCACGCGCGTAACATTCGAAGCTAAGTCCGTTTCCAAAGCCGCTACGCGTGCAGCATTAGACGACATATCTTGATCCAAGGCCACATCTAACCCGTTTACTTGTACGGCTGCGGCTTCGATCGTACCACTCGCCGTAAGTGAAGTTCCGGTATTTGTGAATTGGACCGTATTAGATGTCACGTTACCATTATCCGTAATAGATTGAAGATTTGTGGCTATACCCGTGAGTTGACTACCATCACCTATGAATGTTAGCGACGTGACATTTCCGGAGATGACAACATTTCCTGAAGCGACGAGTGACGTGTCAGCGTTTGTTAATTGGATCGTCGCGTTAGATGTCGACCCTTGATCCGTTGCATTTTGAAGAGACGTGAGTACACCTGATAAATTACTCCCGTCACCCCGAAACTCTGTGGCTGTGATTACCCCTGTATCCCCATCGAGGACGATATTTGAACCGACCCCCACGTTCGATTCCACGTATGCATTTCCGTTTACATGTAAACTTGCATCAGGATCGGCTGTCGTAATACCTACTCTATTATTTAAGGTATCGACGAACAGGTGAGAAGAGCCTACCAAGAGATTACTCTCGATATCGACCTTCCCTGAAAATATATGGCTCGTCGTCTGCACCATTTATATTAACTTAGATAAAATGTACTGCATTTTATGTGAGCTAAAGAAATGTAACTTTATTTAAATAATAATGAATCAAGACCTTATCAAAGTTATGAAAGTATTAAATGATGATGAACTGGTCAAGGTAAAAAAATATGTTGAAGAGTATGTTTATAAACATGGGTCTAGAGGTTCATCGTCAGAGGATTCCGCCTTGTCCTCATTCGGTGCGGTGAGTTCCCAGCCAGACGGTGGTCAGCAATCCATTGTAAAAAGTTATATAGATGAGGATTCAGAAATTATCGAACTGCTAGACTCAAAAATAAAAAAGACAGTTCGATCTTATGAACAAATACTCGCAGAGAGTAACGATTATTATTATAAAATGTATAAATTTAGGTCACCTAAAATCTTACGTGAACGATATAACATTATAAAATACGACACTCCGTATAAACATCCGTGGCATGTCGACGCGTGTACAGATTTCAATACACTTTTATCCATGGGTGAACGTCGAATTTCGGTAATATTATATTTAAACAACGACTTTTACGACGGTGGGACACAATTTATGGGATGTACGTATAAACCAAGTCCTGGATACGCGATCGTATTTCCATCAAATGAGTCATTCCCTCACACGAGTGATCGTGTATTACATGGTACAAAGTGTGTGATAGTAACTTGGATACATAGGGAGGAAAGTCGTAATAAAGATTTTAAGTTTATAGATATAAGTGGATAACTAGGTTAAACCGTTTCTTGATATTATCTCTTCTAAAATACTCATTCTATCTTCAAGGCTCTTTGTTTTCTCTTTTTCAGCTTGAAGCTGGCGATCTACTTCTTGAAGTGCGGCTGTGGCTACGGCGAATATCATAGATTTATCGAGATTCTTAAAATCATTAACATAGTGACCCATAACTGTCATGTGTTTCCAGTTTTTGATTTCACTAAATTCTGATGTATAACTATCTAAACACGTTATTAAAAAAATTAATTCATCTGCGTCTACAACTGTATCCACTCTAAATTTCCAAACAGTTCTATTGGGTTCTTCTCCAGCTGAAAAAACGTCACCTTCTTTTAAACCAACCCCCTCGGGCCAATCATACCCCACATCCGTCATTTGAAGTTTCAGCTTTTTTGCTTCAATGTCGATTATTTCTATCAACCCCTTGCGCTGTAAATCTGGGATGACTCCTGTCGAGTCTACTACGGCATTTGGTAATATCTCCTCTACTTCTTGTGCAATAAAACCAATTGTTTTTTCAGGTCGTTGTCGCAACAGTTCCTTATAGTGATATTTACAAGGCTTCAACTTTCGTAACTTGTCTAGAGCCTCGCTATCATCTAATTCTTCAATTTGTGTTTTGATTCGTTCATCACTGGTCACGGTCATAAACTGTGCTTTTACCCCGTATGAGCACACTATACTCCAATATTGGTAAGAATTACCGTAACCTGCGTAACCTGCCCACGGGAGGATGGATCCCCCATTCGTCCAATAATCGTGCTGGTGGTCGGCCAAAGATCCTGCACTTGTATAGTCAATGACCTGTAGTCCATCGGCGAATATGCTTTTCGTAACCATATCAGCCTGGAAAAACCACGTCCCGCTAAGGTGGTTGTTGTAGGACTGGTTTTGAGTCGTATAATACATGCGGGTCTGATCGCTGCTATTCAGAAGTCCGACTGCTTTGGAGCCGCCCGAATCTTGCCAGAAAAGAGAACCATATATGGCGTTGCCGGAGCCGTTCAAGCGCAGATAACACAGGTTGCTATTAGCTCTAAGTTGCATTCTTGACGAGTCCGCGGGATAAATGTGCCAGCCATACCCAGTTGAACCAGAATCCCAATATATACCACCAGAACTCTTGAATCTGAGCCATTCATGTACATATGATGCATTAGCAGAAAAATTATAACCACTGTTACCATGCCTTTCCGCAAATTTATCATGTAACCAGCCGTAGTTTGAACACCACAGCTGACCACTCGTATTCAAGAGCATTCTACGTTGACTTGAATGATCTCCACCGTACATCCAGGCAAATGGATAGCCACCAATTCCGCTCGCGTACTCTGTAGTTCCATCTGTTCTAAAGGTCATCTGTCTCGTACCCCCGTATAATTTGACGTGAGCATTGTCACCATTGTCACGAAGCCAGGTATCATGGATATTATAATTACCATCATTTTTAGTTGCAAATGTTCCTAGACCGCTGATCTTGCTAGTACTGAGTGTTGGAATCCGAGCAGCGTCTAGGGTATCCGTCGTAATTTTATTGGCACTGAGATCCGGGACATCCGACGCCTGGATACCACTGAAGGATGTCGCTTCGACGGTTCCGTGTACTTTAAGTATATTAGTACTAGATGGCTCCCCGCCTATACCAACCCTACCCCCTTCGTATTTGATATCCGTACCTGGGTTCGAGGTTGCCTGTTGCCATGGTAGAGCGGTTCCAGTCAGGTTCGATCCATCACCGTATAAATGCCCGGTAACATTAAGACTCCCCGTTATATGTGTATGTCCCGTGACGTTTAGCTTATTTTTTTCCGTACTACCCGAAGGAGCCCATGTGGGTTTATCCCCGGGGGCGGTATTACCTATTCCCACACGTCCGTCTGAATGTAAGAAGAAGCCGGGACTGGCACCTCCCACGGTACTTCTGAAAACGCCCGGAAATAACTGAACGTTTGTCTCCGACATCTATAATTTATGGATATGTTTTTTTAGTACCCAAAGTTAACGCCATTGATACTCGTGAGCGCGCCTGCGATTTCGGGTGAAATGTATTCGACGAAAATGGAATAATTACCCTCACCGGTAAAACCTGTACTTGGAGTAAGTACCACAGTAGTCTGTGTCACCGCGACTGTAGAACTCCACGGATTCGTACTGGTGTTACCAAAAATAGAAATAGGTCCGGGTGCTATATTATGAGGAGGATCGTTTCCATCACGTTCGCCACCCGCTACATCTATGGTCATAGTACTCACCTCGTTATCAATATCATCGATAAGTTGCGCTACAATCTTCGCGTAAAACGGATGTCTCGTAAACGTAAGTGTAAGTGCTGCACCCGCGGCACTCGTACCGGAGGAAATCGTATTTTTATCACTGTATGTCTTTTTAGTGACACTACCCGTGTTCGTGATGATGGCGCCTTCAATCGTCGTATTACCACGAACATCTAACACACTCGTCTCGGGAGGCCCATCCGCCTCGATGAAACACTTATCCTTCACGGAAAGAGTGTGTAAGGGGTTGGTATTCGCCACACCCACATTAGATTGTGTATAGAGTTTACCGTACACGTGAACATTCATCGTTTCGTTAGATTTGGGATTCACTTGATGGCTAGATGCAGCTCCAACTACAGCCGCGGCGCTACTATCCGTGTACGCGATGATAAGCTCTGTAGCAGAAGCATCGTAGCAAACAGCGACGTTGGAGTTCGTCCCGGGCCTGTTATAGATATGTCCGAGATCGAACGTTGCGAGGTCGGTATTATTCGTACCAACTTCGATGAGACCATCTTTAAATTGAGTGTTGGTAACGTGAATATTAGCGACAGTCCCTATGGACGTGATATTTCCAGTAACATAGAGATTACCGTTGACGTTTAAATCACCTTCTGCACCAGAACCCGCGCTAGAAATACCCGCTAATGTTAAGGGAACCTGTGTTCTGAATAACTGTTTCGTACTCTGATTATACGCTACGAACGTGTTCGTGGTCGCATCCGTACCATCACCCGCAAATACTGTTGAAATTTCGAGAGGTGTAAGGTAAAAACCACCCGCTTTCGTAGCGTCAATTTTCTCGTTACTCGCGTTAATGACGACGGAGTTATCGTGCTGATCTTCTCTACAAAATTTACCAAAACGGAGCTCTGTGGCACCACCGACGGTACTTAAGTTCTTCGGCATTTAATATTACCGTGCATTTTAATTTGCGTACATGAGACCCGCCATTCCGTTGTTCACTCTGAGTATGTTATAATTCACGGCATATATTGGATCAATTATAGGTTTTGATTCACTGTGTATAGCAACGGTCTCGACGCGCGAAAAGTTGAGTGAACCAGACGGCTGTAAGGAACTGGTGTTTAAACAAAAACAGTGTAAGAAACAATCTGGAGACGTGACAAAGTTTGTATGATAATAGCTCTGTACATCTACGAAATGAGGCTTTGCCCATTTAAACGAGCTAATATCTGTGCCATTAATACTAATTTTTAACTTATTATCTATGGATGTCAGTGTACTTTCCATATTCGTATTCGCGCATGCGATATATTTCACCGGGTGATTGAAGGTTAACTCCTGGATAAGTTCACCAGATGGTACACTTTTTTGAACTTGTGTTATGAGAATATCGTGAGCACGCGAAGCCATTATACCGCGCTCTTCGGTGTCTAAGTAATAATAATTAGCGTATGCTTCTACGTTATAATTTCCAGCATTTGGACCCCAATAAATGCGTAATTCTACATTACTGTATTGTAACGCCACGAGAGGAATAGCCGATTGAGGACCCTCGCAATAGAAAAAACGTAAAGGGTAAAAATATGACCGAGCAGATGCACCGGGGTGTACACCGTTAGAACTCTTCGAGACGTTTTGTGCATACATATCTATAGCGATATTCTCCGTAAACTCGGAATCTTGAACATCGATTACTTGCCCCGATATTAACAGCTCGACCTTATCAATAACGTCACTCCAATCCTGGAGATCAACCGCTTGCGTGTTATCATCAATTGTGAAATATGTATATCCGAGAAGATCACCATTTCGATCAAATTTGATAGACGACATGGAATTACCTTTCACAGCTCCTTGTATCGTTTGTTTTTCGACGGACTGTGAAAAGTTAGAATGCCTTTTGAATGTGGAAGTGAAAAACGAAATTTCAGGCTCCCCTATTATGTGCTCGTCTTGCGCACCAATAGCTATAAGTTGTACTATTCCAGAAGACATACTTACTATTATAAAAGTATTTTTAAATCACAAGTATGTAACGCCCTGAAATTTATGCGAGATTTCTTTTCTTACATGTGAACCTAAATATGAACATACCCGAACTCATTGCGGCTGCATCACCGTTTTGTTTGTCTATGTTAAAAGATAAACGATCAATCTTTCGTATGGGGTTATGATAGGATTGAATAATAGGATAATCATTTTTGAATAATACAACCTTAGCACCCGCCGTACCACTTCCAGCTAATATAACATGACTTCCTATAATTGTTCCAAATACACCGTTTAGATGATTATCTGCCGAAGTACTCAAATCTTCTTTGCCACGTTGGGAAAAATAACTCCTAAGTTCTTCAATACCTATATGAAAAGCTGTTTGTGCGGTTCCAGTTGAAGTTATGGTAGCCGCCATTAACTGCGCCTGAACAATATTTTCGAGAGGTGTTGGTAAAAATGATACGAAATCAGTTGCGCTACTGTGATCAAGAGTATCGATAATCACGGTGTGAAATTCGTACTCGTTCGAAGGGATATCGTATTGAGGCGCTGTGACAAGAGCCATTTATAATACACTTAGATCTTTTTCCACTTAAAATTTAAAAATAAAAATAAAAAAAATTTAACTGGAATTTTTTAAAAAAATTATAAACTAAAAATTATTTTTTTACTCTACGAGTTTATAGCTGGACTGATCCTTGACAAGTTTCTGGCTGTCGCAAACACCACCGGTGCTACCAGAATAAGGGCTGGTGTTCAGGCAATCGGTCGACTTGGGTAAGTCGAACATGGAACCCTCGCTCACAGTCTCAATCTTGACGGGCTTGGGCTGGTACATGCTCTTGGCGGGGGCGGCGAAAAGCATGACGACCGCAGCGACGACGGTGACGATGAGAATGTACTTCAGAATTTGGCGGTCAACTAAGTTGAGTTTCATTTATAGTGTACTGACATTTTTTATTAAAGTGCGTTAAAGAGAAAAGATTAGTTTCAATATAGATAATAATGGACGGTGAAATTGTTATCGAACGTAATGAGGGTAACGTGATGAAATTGGACGATAAAGAGCAAGCTATTTTAGATGAGATCAGCTTGGATTTCGCCAAACCCCCTAGACCTCAGATGATGAATCGATCTAGATTATCTCCTGATCCACAGCCCACGAAGCGGGTATCCTTCCAAGAGGATATAGATTCGTTCGCGAATCCGACGAAGACGAATACACCCCCACCTCCACAGAATGAGCCGCCTATAGATTACGGTGAATACGAGGATGAGGGTCCGCAGATGGGTGGTGGGTTTGAATATGGCCCCGGTGAGGTAGAAGAGCAACCTTCTCCTGGGTACAAAACAGTGGACGAAGAGAAGGCGGATCTCGTGAATAAGCTTGGACGGTTAGAAAAGAAGGGGTTTGCTGTGAATAAGAGATTAAACGCCTATTCACCCGTAGACGAGTTACGCACAGAGGTGAAACGAATAACGTACAGTATAGACGTAGATAAGTCTATTAAATTCTCTAGGCGAATGCTCATAGCATGTGTAACCGGTTTAGAATTCATGAACAAAAGGTACAATCCTTTTGAGATTCAATTAGATGGTTGGAGTGAAAACGTTATGGAAAACGTAGATGATTATGACGAGGTATTCGAAGAACTCTACGTGAAATACCGTACAAAGATGCACGTCGCACCAGAGGTCAAGCTCATCATGATGCTTGGTGGTTCCGCGATGATGTTCCACCTCACGAATTCTATGTTCAAACAGGTTATGCCTAATGTCAATGATGTGATGAAACAGAACCCAGGTCTCATGCAGAATATGATGAGCGCGGTGCAGAATACCATGTCTAAATCGGGTGAGACCTCCTCTTCTCCCGCGGCAGCTCCAGGGGAGCGTCACGAGATGCAGGGTCCGGGGCTCGATATTTCCAGTCTCATGGGTAATATCATGATGCCCCCCGCACCACCTATGAGTACGACATCTCTTCAGCCCCAAACAACTATTGAGGAAGATGACGATATTTCCGATATAGTTTCCGTACAGGACGGTGACGATAATGGAGATGATGATGTTAAGGAAGTTAAGATGCCCGCGCCCAAGGGTAAAAAGACTCGTAAGAAGAAGGTCGAAATTAATTTGTAAACCTATATAAATGATAGGCTACAGTCCGATTGACTTTGACGAGCCGCTACCTATCCAGCGGGAACGTCAGAAGGAACCAGAACGGGTAAAGTATAAAAAAATTGAACCGACTGTCAGCGATGAAAACACAGAGTGTAATTTTGTCGTCATGTTTTTCATCGTGGGAGTCATCGCGCTCGCTGCGATGGATGCGATTAAGAGGTAAATATCACAACCGTACCGCGTGAATATTCTTCACGGGTTACGTTTGATTCTCCAAGTCAGAAACACGTTCCAATAGAGCGTGATACGCATGTTCCATGACTAATATTCGCTCTTGTAAATTTGTTGTTTTTAATTTTTCTCTTTCAAGATCAGTTTCTAGTGCTGCGATCTTATCCTTTTCTAATTTAAATTCGGTGTCGTTAACTTTAGTTTGTAATTCTTCGTTCACGATACGCACATCTTCGTTTGTATTTTGAAGGTCTGTTTTCGTAGTTTGTAATTGAGCATCCACTTTTTGAAGACCCGCCGTAGTGAGTACAGATAATCCGGTGTAGTTGAGTGATAATGGAGTTTGTGTATTTACGGGGAATGTATATTTTAAAGTATATTTTTCTCGAGATTCGCGATTTAATGTCACGTATACTTCATGTTTAATTTTGGTTTCTTTACGTTCCTCCTTATTAGGATCGTATCGTACATAAAATGGTACGCATTTTTCTTTATCGGTCAAATCTAATTGCTCGTATTCTTCGGGTGAGATCTCGGTTTCTGTTATTGCTGTTTCTTCGCCGCTTATGAGAAATGCGAGTTCTGGAATTTTGCGGACATCTTGTGCGATAAAACCAAATTCTAATGAATGTGTATAGTTATCTTTTTCATTTTCCCATTCTTCGTCGGTAGGAATCCATGTACCTGTCTTTTCAGGTATCTTGGTAATTTTTTCGTATTTTTGGGGGTTGAGTTGATTAATTAACGCGAGAGGGTCTGTGATATCAGTTTCATTATACTTAATTCTATCATCGGAAGTGGTACTAAACCCACCCGACGCACCTCCACTCCCATTAATCAGTAAACGATGGGGGGTGCTACCAATACCAGTGTATCCAAGTGAAAGCGTTCCGTTTGGCCATAATTTAGTCAGTTCGCGTTGGCCCGTGCTGGAAATAGTTACAAAACGTATTCCGAAACCATAGGAACCGGTCACCTTCGTATCACCATCATCATGCCGATTGATAATGTATTGCCACTGATGAAGTCCAGTAACAGGATCCTGAATACCAGATCGAGTCAAAATACCTTCCCCAACAAAGATACCTTTTGTGAATTTTCCAAATCCCTTACAAGTTATTCTGTTAGTTGGTGATCCTTCCTTATATAACTCTCTTGCATTAGGGGCCTGGGTGGCCACACCCCACGAAATGTATATTCTAAATTGAGCCAACATCAACTCACTCAACACATAGTTTTCGGCACCGAGCCTTACTCTAGTTCCATGATTCCAAAATATTTTTTCACCGCTGTTAGCTGTTGTGCCTACCGGATGAGGACCAGATCCATCATAATACATAGCTGCGTTGCTAGCTGAGGGTACTACTGCATTATTAAGGTTACTTCCATTTCCACCTGGTAATTCAAACACGACATGATGCCAGTTGTCATCCACCGCCCAAGCGGTATGGGATAAGTTCGCACCGGTATGATCATACGGATTAAACGCAATACCGTAAGGTGCTGTATTAGATACTGAATACAAATAATCTCTCCAATTTACCCATATCCAAAATCCCGGATAATTCGATACAGCTCCTCCATATTCTGCCGCACCCCATGTAGTTTCACCCCAAGTACATAAAACTCGTTCGGTAGCCCATACGATACCGGCTGTACCAGTTATCCACTGACCATTTCGTGACGTACCGCTCATCCTGTGTATACCATATCTATTAGATGAACCGCTGTCACGAGCAATTCGGGGGATTTTTATCCAAAAAGATATACCTGTTTTCTGACCCGAATTATTACTTCCCTGTGCGAGAATGGCATCTACATATGCTGATCGATCGAGGGGTTCTTGTCCTCCAAGATTGGTGTTGTAAGTATCATCGTATGCGTAAACAAAACCATCCGAATCATTAAACATTGTTCCATGTATCGTAGCATAATCGGTTCGTAATTTTGTTTGTGAATCGTCTCTCGACGTATAAAAATCTTCTAAATAAATTTTCCACGGCTGCTGTGCGAAATCGAAATTATCACTGTTAGTCGTGTTTATAAATAGTCCAGCGGGTTCACGACCCCATCCACTCGTCAAATTTGATGAATCATTACCAAGAGTTAAACGATCTCGTATTAAAGCATTTCCGCGAACATCCAATTTTGCATTTCCGTAAAACGTGCCTGGATCTACACCATCATCGGGACCATTTTGCCCCTGTGTAATATCAACTGCTGTGGCGTCGGGATAGTCAGTTAGATAGGGCCAACTGTAACCCGGGTAGTATTCGGCGGCGCCACGCCATACAATTGATGGACGTCTATAATCTGGATTTATGACAACATTTCCTCTCGAATCTACACCAAAACTCGACGTATCTCGATCATATTTATCGAACTCAAAATTTTCATACCAATCACTCAAATTATCCCACGTCGTAGTTGGTGAAACGTGAACATTAGCCGTTCGGCTATTTGTAATACCAGAAGTTCCTAATGCTTTTCTTCTAATCACAGATCCTCCTATGGTAGTAGGAGCTGTTCCCACTAAATATTCCTGAGTTACAGATCGAATCGCATCTATACCCCGTTGTTGCGAAAGTTTACTCAGTAGCATTTCCGTTCGTCCAAGATATGCCGGACTTTCGTTAGATTCGTATGAATCGTATGCCCTATTTTCGATAGATGTGAGTTCGTATACGGCGTCACCATAAAATCCACCAAATTCTATGATTTTATTTCCTTTCGTGTTTGTAGAATTACCCGCCGCTTCGTTCGCGCCCACGTAGTATTTATTTGCCGCGACGTATCCTTCGAATAAACTGTTTCCTATAAAATTCTGCGTTAACGTCACGTGTTGCGTAAATACATTACCGTATAATGGAGACGTGACAAAAACGTGTTTACCATTAGTGAGTGCGACATTTATACTATCGTAAGCGGTCCGCGATAAACTTTCTCCACTATTCGGAAATGTACTCCCGTTTAAATAAATAGTAGGTGTAGCTTCCCACCATTTATCATTGTTCCATTCCAATACAGAAACTTTACTCGTTTCTAAACGATACCCAGGTGTTAGGTAATGTACGCTTTCTCTTTGACCCTTGGTTGATATAGCTAAACGATTTCCCGTATAATCCAAAGAAATACTGTGACCGTATTCATCTCGCTGCTGATCACCGTGTAACGTCGATTCATGAATCCACGTTCCCGATCCCGAATCGTACCTATACGTATCGACAGCACCGCTCTGTGCGGAATAGCTCAGAGTTTTATTAATTCCGGGTTGACCAGGTGAAGATACGGCCAGACGCAACGAATCTGTATATGAAGCAGTCACATCGGATTTACATAGGGCTACTTTCCACCCACACCGAGACCAACCCCAACTTTGATTAAGTGTCGTTGCGTTTTGTTCCGAGAGGGTCCAAACGTTGTTTCCGCGTATTACCTGACCCAATTGTGTACCGTATCCCTGCCATGTGGAATTTGTTCCACGTGTAAATACACGAGTAAACCCGGGGAGACCATTTGGATCGTACGTTGTATTATTTGTCATACTACCCGCATAATTACCACCGGGTGGCAAATAATTATATTGTCTATAGAAATACATACCCCCACTCCCTAAAGTATTCTGCCAAGTAGATGTAGATGCTACACTTGTTGTTCCTATAAATCTACTAGGATAGTTGGTAGTAGTAGTGACGCTATACGCGGCTGTATATGTAAACACACCTATTTCACCCACACCGTATTGTGGTACACCCACCGCAAAGCGATTCCCGTCCGATGACATCGCTAGACTCGCCCCCCAGTCATTTGAGTTAATAGTGTACCCAGGACGCGCTTGTTCACGCAGGTCCCACGTGTTTGTATTAGTATTCCACTCATACCAATAGACGGGATTGGTGTCGCTGCCCCCGTCCCTGTGTCCTACCACTAATTTCGTTCCATCAGAATTTAAAGCTACCGTACTCATTTGATAAGAATTAGTGTTAGTAATGTCTTGGCCTATCTTATCCCAACCAATAGGCCCATTTGCGTTTGCCACCGTTTTAGAAGCGTCGTACTGGTAAACACGTACTTTACCTTTACCGGAATTCGCGTTGTAAGCACCGACCGCCACACGTACACCATTCGCGTCCATAGCCACACACGAACCGGTATAGCCATATGCCAGATCACCGTCTATATCACCACCTAACTGCGACCACGAGTTATTACTTTCTTCATACACACGCACGTGACCGGCGTCCGTGCCACCCCCGTCGTTCATAAGTGCACCGATCGCCACGCGTCGACCATCGTCCGACATACATACCTGTTTTCCCGCCCAATCGTCACCACCAAAATAGTCACTCGCCGCTTCACCGTCAATATCATTACCTACCTGAACCCAAGTTTTTGCAGATTGCCACACGTATGCGGCCCCGCTCTCGTAGCTTTTGTCCCTCGCACTGATCAAAATCGTTTCACCAGAGATCGCCACGAATCTGCCGAAGTCGTCATCCGCGGCGGCATCGACTGCAGTCAGCTTGGCGTTATACGACCAGCCGGAGTTGCGATCTCCGGGTGTATTGCGCGTCCATATCCACGCGGCCCCAGCCTGGCCCGGACCCTGCCCGGCGTCGTCCCCGTACGCGCCGACCACCATCGTGTCACCGTCGATCGCTACATCCACACCGAACCAGTCATAGCTTGCGATCTGCCACTGGTTGTTGGTTAAATACGAATTCGGGCGAATTTGGGTTACATATGACCAACTAGATGTGAGAGAGCCCGCTGTGTCGCGTTTGTATATGTACACGAGTCCACTGTCAGTAGTCGAGTGGTGATCCCAGTCCGGCGCCCCGATCACTAACGTATCACCCTCGAGTGCCACACCGAAGCCGAAGTAGTCATTAATATTACCGTACTGCAACTTTGTACGCTGTGTCCAACCAGAGGTGAGATCGCCAGCCGTATTACGGGTAAAAATATACACGGCCCCGCGGTTAGATCCACCACCGTCGTTGTATGGCGAACCGATCGCAATCGTGTCACCGTCGAGAGAAATGCATTCGTAACTGAAGTAGTCACTCGCAGCGCCGTCACTTGGGGTCAACTTTGCACGCTGTGTCCAACCAGAGGTGAGGCTACCGGGTGTATCGCGGCTAAATATATACACAGCCCCAATGTTGCTTGCAATACCATTGTCCTGCCATGCCGCACCGACTGCAATCGTGTCACCGTCGATCTTGACTTCATGACCAAAAAAGTCGCCGATCGCGGCGTCGCTTGCGGTCAACTTTGCACGCTGCGTCCAACCAGAGGTGAGATCGCCAGGTGTATTACGGGTAAAAACATACGCAGCCCCTCTGTTCCATATTGTTGATGTCCCGCCATCCTCTCCCCCCGCCCCTATCACTATCGTGTCGCCGTCGATCGACGTGCTCATGCCGAACCCTAGCTGCGACGACGACGCACTATCAGGTGAAGTCAGCTTGGCAACCTCCGTCCAACCGGACATACTTCGTGTGAACACGTATGCAGCTCCACTATTGGCGGAACCATCGTCGTGTCTATGAGCCCCGATCACCATCGTGTCGCCGTCGATCGACACGCTGTAGCCGAA